TTATTTTTTGAGGATACTCCGAATGATCCACGCTAAAGTCTCTCGTACACCAGACGATTCAATCGCAGAACTCCATATCTCAATCACAGCAGAATCCTTACCAAACTTCATAGCTCTAGTTAATCGAGCATTGAGTGATTGAGGGCAGTGAGCGACGTATGCATTAAGATCAGATTTGTTCTTGTCAGGTTTACCAAAGCAATATCTAGTCCAGTCACCTTTACTGATGTACTCATTTGGCTCTGAATTTGCAAGATTGTATTCTGTATGGTGATAAGCTCTGCTAACAAGTCTCTTAGATACCGAGATTTGTTCAGCGACCCAGGCGTAGTATGTTCCAGCCTCGAAAGGAGCTTTTCTTCCTCTGAGTTTTGGATATGTGTCATGAAATCTCTCCAGTAAGTAGGTTGCAATATCAACAGGCTCACTCAGCTTAAGACCTAACAAAGCTGCTGCTTTATAAATATTCTTCAATCCCATCGTTGCCACAAGTACCTTAGGTCCCATGTTATAGTTAGCCCCATGGTTAACCCGTTTCGACAAATCTCGCAATGCTTTATCTTTAGTCTTTTTAGCTTTGTCATCATAAATGGACTCGTAAGAGCGTCCGAAAAATGCGCTCGCATTAATTGAGTGGAAATCTTTGTCTCCAGAAACGGCTTCGATGAGTCTAGTGTCACCAGAAATGTTCGCCGTGTCTCTTGACTCAGCTTGTTCCAAGTCGCATTCACCAAATACAAAATCTCCTGATGCTCTAACAGTCTGCTTAACTTCTTGACCTCTTGGGATATTTTGTACTTGAAGTCCACACCAGAAATGGTGCTCTCTAGATGCCAATCTCCCTGTATCAGTTCCATGTGGGTTGAGAGCGTAAAGGATTCTTCCAGAGAATTCTTTTGAGCCTCCTTCACCTTTGGAATCTGCGTCATCATCTGTCCTTAGATAAGTGGAAGTGAGTTTACGGAGACCTCGGATCTCCAGGATTTTATCTACAAAATACGCAATGAATGGGTGACGAAAGGCGGCTTCCTGCAAGTCTTTTTCATCGGTAGATGCAATATCTCCGCAGCCAAGAATCTTAAGTAGAGTCTTGACTTGCTTGGGCGAATTTGGGTTAAAGCCAGGTGTGGCGAGTGCTTTTTGTAGCGAAGATAACTCTTTCTCAACCTGAATATCAATATCTGCTCTTGCATTCTTCAACCTCTCCATATCCCTCCCCAATCCTGTCATCTCAGCAAGAAGACAAGGATACACCAGAGGGAATTCTAGTGTATAGTTATGTTTTGCCCAGTCGGGGGCGGAAAGAACCCACTGGATGAAAACATTTCCTGTTGCCCAGGTGTCCAATGCGCAGTATCTATAGTATTCAGCCAGGTCGTTTGTCTCTGCAAGATCTTTCCAATATACCACTTTTCGTAGAAGGAAGGCATTAAGAAAAGCAAGATCTTTTGGTAGCTCGGAATACCAACAGTGAAACATATGAGCAGTGTCCCACAGCCAGTTACTTGGCGCAGCGTTAAATCGTAGCAAGTACGAATTGTCATACTTGCCATTCTGGAATATTTTTGCTGCAGGTAGCTCATTGAATTTCCTTATCCAAGCTAGATTGAATTCAGAATCAACAGGAAGAACAAAACTGACACTTCTAGGATTATTACTGCCATCCCAAAATAGACCAGTGTATCCCACACATCGGATCGAAAGAGGGGATCTAAATGTTTCGATGTCAATTGCAATTGCGAATGCTTTTCTGAAGGTTTCATGGAGCGCATGTAAGTCCGAGTCTTTAGGTATGCCAAGATATTTAAACTCCGTAGGTTCGGCCCAAGAATGCTGTGCGACTACTTTACTGATGAATCGTTCGCACAGGAACTTGCCGTAAGGGACAGTAAAGATTTGTGATAAGGGAGATACAAAGACAATGTCGATGGACTTATAAGTAAACAAGGAACCGGCGTAATCGCCGAGGGATGGATTGTTTTTAGCTGTTCCACGAAGGCTGAGTAGTTTGGAAAGGATTGTTGTATTAGTGGACACCACGCTTCGGATTGACTTACTTGCACAGTACATCTCCAGTTGAGTTAACAATTCCATGGGTTGGAGATTGACATAGGTTGTCATCCCGTTGAACATGGATTTGAGATGAGGAATGTATGACTTATCTTCTAGAGTGCCTAGAAAGAGTGCGTTATGTTGTGTCATTCTTTCAGCTCTAATTCAACATGAGTTACATCTTCTTTGCCTGAGATTATCGTGAGTAAAGAGTCAGAACATCTCACAGCAAACACATCTCCGCGATTCACAACCTCATGAACCATTGTGGATTTGAAGAGATTCTTACCTGGGATGACACGAATATAAAGTTCATCTTTGTAGTAGAATGCTTTCATTTGAATAACTCTGTAGAATGGTCTTCTCTGATGTGATGATGCATTGGAACATACATAGTGCCATCTTTAATCTCTAGCACTTTCTGGTTCCATGATGTTACTGTGATACCGATAACTTCTGTATTATACTTCTTCTCTAAAAATTCTCGCAGTATTTTCTCAACATCATAGATGTTTAGGTGTACGTATATTGCCATGATTACCTCACATACTAGTGGTGCGACTGATCGGACTCGAACCGATAAACTCAAAGAGCGACAGATTTTAAGTCTGTTCCGTATACCAATTCCGGCACAGTCGCGTGGTAGGCCGCCTAGGATTTGAACCTAGAACCAAAGGATTATGAGTCCTCTGCTCTAACCAGTTGAGCTAACGGCCCGTGCTTGCAGAAATCTAATTAAAACCCTCACCTATACAAGCATGAGGGCAGAGATTAGACCTCTCGGATCAATCTCAGGTCAAATTAATGGATTCGATATCCATAAACTCCCGAGTCTTCTCCTTGTTCGCACGCTTCTTGGTGACAACAACAACTTCAGCATTCTGATACTCAGCCATCAGTTCGCCGAGTTTCTTACCACCACCAGCGGCTTCAGAGAAAGTCTTCATGAGTTCCTTGAACTTGCCTTGGCCAATCTCATTATCCAACATATACGCCACATTTGCAGTAGCTCCCTTGGTAGAAGGAGTCTCTTCGCCAGCAGCCAGTTCAAGAGTTTCGATCATCACGAAACCGACTTCAACAGCAGGATGCTTGTTGATTTCTTTCCGCTCGAATTTCACGGTACACTTATGTGCGCCGTTCGGGAATGGCTTGAATTCAGGCAGATCGGCAAGATCATCAAGAGTACCTTCGAGCAGACTGTCAAGACTATCAGACATGGTATGTATCCTTATTTACGAGTGAGAGAAAAGAATGGGTTGTTTTCCAGAATAGATTCAACCGCTTGGAAAAGTTGAGGAAGAGTTGTTGAATTGTTTACACCATATGAAGCTCCTATTGGAATGTTCAGTGAAGAAAGTTGTTCGGAAGCATGGTTAGGAATACCTACTGCACCTTCATAACCTGGCCTACGAACATTGATGATGAAGCCACCGTTGGCACAGATCCAATCGACTTCATCCTGGAAACGTACATCTGGAATGAGTACTGTATCGCCTTCGGAATATTCTCCTTCGCCGTCTAGAATGAGTTCACCAAGAAGTTTACCTTGGAGTCTGTGAACCCAGAAGCTGTGATCAATGCTTGGATCTGAGACTATATCTATTGTTGCGTCTCTGAATAGTTCAGTGCCTACAAACTGCGCCATTTTTCTAGGAGAAAAATTCCAGTATGGAATCGAAACATTCTTCAGTTCCGGGTCATCGAACAAATCCCTAGCCACACCAAATGCAGCAGATGCACAGTCTTTTAGAGGATCAGCAAAATGCTCTACCCATACGTCTTGGTAGAAAGTGTGGATGTATTTTGCGATTGAATCTTTGCCCGAACCAGCATGACCTGAGATGCCGATTAGTTTAATACCGTTAAGCATGAATTATTTTCCTTTGTTGAGTGTAGATAGCAAGCTCTTAATATCTCCTGCCGCTTTCGTAGCTGGAGTGTTCTCAGTAGGACTTATGTTTGTTGATGGAGCGACTCCTTTGAAAATTGGAATAAGGGAGGCGTTTCCAGTTTGTGTTTCAAGTATCGTTCCAGATCGGGAACCAGTGAGAATGTTCCCGGCGTATAAAGTGGAAGAAGCCGCGACGTGTTTCTTATTCTTAACTTCACAGTATACAACTTCATCAAAATATTTAGCTGTATTACGAGAAAAGTTCCTTGTGCCTGCTGTAGGAACGAGCTTTTGTTTACCATCCTCCATTTCCACTTCTGTTTCGTGAGAGATACAGACAATGTTAAAAGGTGCTTGCTGGACATGGCTTAGAAATACATCCATTAGTTTGCCAAGGTTACCCCAATCATCATACGCGAGTTTATAGTCGTCTGGCTGATTCTTTGTGATATGAGCAATTGCGGAGTTCGTGAGCTGAGTTAGAGAATCAAATACCGCAATGGTATCAAGAGGCAAAGAATTAAGTTCAACGTCCACAAATACAAGATTATCTTTGCCACAGAGTGCGCAATTCCATTTTCCGTGGGCTTCACAGATTTTACCTTTCGTACCTTTGATTGCTTTGAGACAGGTTTCAATTGCGATTGGGAAAGATCGTGTGTCAGGAATTGAGATTACTTCAATCCGCTCCTGACAGTCCTGAGGGAGTTTCTTGAGAGTGTCAATACCGTTCTCTAGATCAAACCAGATGAGATTGAATTCACGAGATAGTTCTCCTGCGAGTTGGGTTTTACCCGATTTAGGTGGACCAAAGAGCAAAGCTCTGTGTGCTTTGGATACTGTCTTTTGGGAGAGTTTCATAGGCTATGTCCGCTGAATAAGAATTGCTGCTGCATTCAAATGGTTCCTAGGTAATGTACCTACCCAATCCCAGAAATGCTCGCGGGGATATCTTCTGTCTTTCGCATTAGTCTCAACCCGTACACCTGCAAACCAGAGTGCATTCATCACATCTTGTGGACTGTACTTACGAAGCAGTCTGACTGGAGACTCTACATACAAAGCACGTACAGGAGATCGAAAGTCTGGGTTCATATATCCCAGAGAAATAGCTTTTAGCTCAAGAGCAGAAAGTTCTTCATGCCTTGGCTTGATCGGTTGAATAGTGATAATCATGTTTTCACCTCTTTATTCAGTTGGTGTTGAATCAAATCTGCCAATGAAATATCTACCTTCAATCTCGTCTTTACACTCCTAAAACCAAAACCGAATTCTGGTGCAATCACTGTGATCAGAATGTGGTTGATTCCACAATTCCTGAGTCTGGGGATTACTTTGTTTTCTTTGGCCATCGCTATGAGGCTAAAGATAAAGATTATTCTGGCGATCATGTCGGAATCATGCTTGCTCTGTGCAAAGATTGCCAGAACTGAAACGGAGTATAGAGAGCATGTCTCTCTTTCTCTGCATCTAATTCCGGGTGCAGAGAATAGGAGTACTACGGATATCATGCAAACTCATCTCATCTATCACACAATCTATTCAACCGGATCTTCACCACATCGCCATTGGTTTGTACGTTTCGTATATTCTGATGGCACTGTGAAGATTTTCGATGGCACTAACTGGAGTACATATCATGAAACAGTCTAACCATCCAAACAAAACTTGGTGGGATGTTGCTTGCTCTATCACACCAACAAAATTTGATGGACACAGCTTATCTGAACTAACATCTAACGAGCAGTGGCTAGAAGTTACATGGGGTTTCAACGACACTCTACCTAGCAGAGAAGAACAATTCATGCTTGCTCTTTTCCTTCACTGGGAAGAAACAATGGAGCTAGAATGAGCACTAAAAAATACCGACCATACTTCACTCTCTCCGAGCTACGCTTTCTAGCTACTCTGTGTAGAGATTCAAAACATCAATCGGCGAAACCTGTAGAGATATACCTTAGCAAATACATTTCAGATATCGAATCTGGTTTCCGTTCTGCAAACCATGTCACAAAACCTACACTGGAGGATAAGCTAGAACTAACATCTTCCCCCTCTGATGATTTCTCGCTAGAAGAAGCAGAAGCTAAACTCTTTTCATCTCAAGCGGAGATGCTAAAACCATGATCAAATCTCTCACAAATCTATTTTTCCCGTCCCATCTAGAAACTCTCAAACGTGATCTAGATCGTGCAAGAGTTAATCATGCAAAGCATGTAGAGCATCTAGAATACTACCGTGCAACAGTACCGATGCTAGAGAAAAGGATCAGAAGGCTGGAGAAGGAGCTAGATAGATACACAGATGCGCAACCTACAACACCTTTCTAGCCATCCAACACAAACGAAAGATTCTATCCATGAAAATCCTCTGTTCAATCAGCGGACTAGAATTTAACTGTGAGCATTTCCCAGGAACATTCTACTCCAAAGACACGCACCATCCAATATTCCATATCGAGCAGAAGAAACTGCTTGTATACCTAAAGAAATGGGCAGGCTCTGAACTCACCCAAACAGATTCATACCTTCTATTTCTTGCACTCCTAAAATCATCCGACCTGGTGGAATTCCGAGTACCTGTTTTCCGTACTGAGAAAACAGACTCCATAATCTATAACAACATGGAGTTCCTGGCTCGAACAGTAATCAAACTCAACACGGTTACTAATCCTTCCGTAATCTTTCCACATTACGTAGTCACACCAGATACACGGTTTCTGACAAATATCCATCACTGGATTGAGAACTGGGATTCTGAATACCGTGAATTTGCAGCAGGGAAGCGGAAAGACATTGATGATCGTAAACTCGTTCATCGAGAGAATGCTCTTCAGCGTCTAATCAAGAATCCTCACAAATCAGTATCTCAGTACGCTACAATGATTGCAGATTGGGCAATCGTAGCTGGCAATTTCCCTTCTTTCAATCTCCAATCTCCATTCACTCACGTTACTATCTCATGCGCCGATTATTGGCGAGAGATAATCATTCGTGCCTGTCGCAATGAACTCATATTCTCCATCCCAAAGAATGATCTAGAGGAACTCCTAACACATTGCGAAGAGAACATTCCTCACGGATCAATCTATTCAAATACTCTTTTCAAAGTGCTTCGAGCAGCGACTGAGAAACATCGTAATTTCCTATCTCTCGGAGAGTACGATATTAAGAGCACATATACTCTTCTAGATGATTCTGATTCTGCTGAACAAGCTAATCTTAAAGCACTAATCGATCAAGCTCCAGATGAAATGCCGCGACCTGAACAATTCCCATCGAAATTTAAGTATATGCAAGCGAAACTTAGGTGGGATATGGCAAAGAGATATGGCACCGCGAGTGGAAAGGATGGTGTGTAATGGCATGGTACATCATAGCAGATAGTTTTGATTACAATGCGATGCACAGTCACTATAACAGTGCAAGACATTGGGCATTGCATAAAGCAGATAAAAAAGCATTTCATGCTTTCCTCTACGGCTCATTCAAATACACACAAGTAATCAAAGATTTCAATATCATGTATAACATGGGGAGTGAGCTATGATCCTAGACATGCAAGTATTAGAAAACCCAGTCTTATATCATCTCACAAGATCATGGAACATTCCATTTCATATCCGCGATCGTCTGGATCATTACTATCTCCTCCATTGGCGTACAGAATATTTTTTCTCTCATCCACAAATTTCCATGATCGATCATCAGGGAATAGAATATTCTGTAGCGTATTACAATCAACTCCCACCAACACTACGAAACTATACTGAACTTCTCTTGAGCTTTCGAAAATCAGCTCTGGAAAGTAAAGGTATTGTATTGGTAAGAGGGAAGTTTGGTACAGAAAGAAAGGTCATTGTATGACTGACGATCTTAAAGAAATCCTTGAAACGACTTGTATTGAGCTTGCTCATGGCATAATCGCTTTCTCAAGCTGCGGTCCAATTACTCCACAGATAAGAAATAAAATAACTAAACTGCAAGCTGCTCTTTCTTATCATTGCACACAATTGCATGGCTCTACAGAGAACTACAAAAGGATTCTTTCTCTATGAACATCTTCGCATTTCATCCATCACCAGAAATTTCTGCGCAAGCGCACTGTGATCAGCATCTTCACAAGATGATCCTAGAATCAGCTCAGATGCTATCCACAGCATTTCAATATCGAACACCAAACAAACTTGCCCATACGAGCTATATCTACAAACCAGCCCATCCAAAACATCCATGCACACAATGGGTTAGCGCTCGCACAGAACACATGCAATGGCTAATTTCTCTGTGTGAATCTCTCAACACAATCCGTCTCGATACAGGATCAGAAGGAGATCATGCATCTATGGAAGTTGTGAGATACATAGCTGCGCACATACCAGAACATACATCTCCACCAAAGTATTTTGAATTCTGTGGCCCTGCTGTATACAAACTCAGGCAAGACATAGATACACACAAGAAATATCAGCTGTATTATAGATATAAGTGTCGTGAGTGGCTTGACACGCCGCGCCCGATGAGTTATAAAGGACGCTCTGCACCAGATTTCATGAAGGATTACTTTCCATGACACAAATCTCAAAAGAGCGACTCGCTGAACTCCTAGCAAGAGTTCGAGCAGCCAAAATCTCCGCTCGCACAGAAATAAATACTCCAGAACAAACTAAACAAGAAGCTGCTGTTCGAGAAGTATCTATCCAATCTCCCTCCACAGATATCTCATTCGAAACAAAGGACAAGTATGGTAAACCAATCACTCTCAATAACAAGCAACGTGAATTCGTCACTCTCGCTGCATCTGGCAAAGATTGTGTGCTCATTGGTGCAGCCGGTACTGGAAAAACAACCTGCCAAGGCTCTGCGGTTTTCAATCTTGTGCAGTCAGGAAAGGCAGGAATTCTCTCTGCAGGTTCGCACAAACATCTCAGAAGCGGAACTCCTGGAATTGTCGTCTGCGCTTATACAAGAAGAGCAGTTGCAAACATTCGTCGCAACATGCCCACCGACATGGCCAATAACTGTATCACTACACACAAGCTACTGGAATACCAGCCTGTTTATAACGAAATAACAACTCCAGAAGGTGATACAAAAACCAAGATGACTTTCGAGCCTACTCGTGGTCCTTGGAATCCTCTTCCCGAGTCCATTCATACAATCATCTTTGAAGAATGTTCCATGCTTGGAACTGATCTTTACATGGAGGTTATCAATGCATGTCCTCATAAGCCTCAACTCATATTTCTTGGGGATATCCAGCAACTCCCACCGGTATTCGGTCCAGCAGTCCTTGGTTTTAAACTTCTGGAACTCCCAGTTGTGGAGCTTAAGGAAGTTTATCGTCAAGCACTGGAAAGTCCAATTATTTCATTGGCGCATAGAATTCTTTCTGGGGAAGCTTTACCCGCGACAAAATTCCCGGAGTGGAAATTCCCAAACCAACTAACAATCCACGCCTGGAAAAAGAAGATTGATCCAATTGCAGCTCTAAACACAGCAGGACAATTCTTTATTGCAGCAGAAAACAAAGGAGAATACGTACCAGAAGATGACATGATTCTGATTCCTTTTAACAAGCAATTCGGAACAGATGAACTCAACAAGATCATAGCAAATCATCTCGCAAAGAAATCTGGATCACTCGTACACCAAATCATAGCAGGTTTTAACCGAGTCTATCTTCGCATCGGAGAAAAAGTACTATTCGACAAGGAAGATGCAGTTGTTACGAAAATAGAAAAGAACTCGGCATACGCTGGCGCTCCATATCTTTCTCCCTCTGTGACTCTAGATTACTGGGGCCATGATTCTGTGTCACACAAACTAGAAGATGACTCCGATGACACAATGGATTTTCTTCTCAACGCGGTGGCGAACTCAGAGACAGAAGACCGAGTGAAGAAATGCTCTCACATCATAACTCTGCAAATGAGAGACTCTGAGCAGGAGGTGTTAATCGATACAGCAGGAGATGTAAACTCTCTAATGTACGGGTATTGTCTTACAGTTCATAAAGCCCAAGGCTCAGAGTGGAGGAAAGTATTTTTCATCTGTCATCAGTCCCATGCAACAATGCTACAGAGAGAGCTTCTCTATACAGCAGTCACACGAGCAAAGGAGGAACTCTATATCATCTGTGAACCAGAAACATTTGTCAATGGAATCAGAAGTCAAAGAGTTAAAGGAGATACACTAGCAGAGAAAGCAGAATTTTTTAAAGGTAAGATTGATGCTGGTTTTGTTTTGGAAGGATGAAAATATGCCTAATCTCACTAAAGAATCTCTAGCTGAATTTGGTAATAAAAGATTCCTCGAAGGATACAACAACGGACATGAAAATGGAATCGAAGAAGGAAGAAAACGTGCTAATGAGGAATATCGCAATTCCCTGGCAAAAGAGAAACTCGAACAAGTCCGCGCTGTTACTGCTCTAATCGCAGAGCAAACTAAAATGATGTCTCGAACAGGATATTTGCTCGCTCAACTCTCTGAAAAGAAAGGATGGTAAGACTGGCCGCAGGGGGTTGACACGCATCCTCGTCTGTGGCACACTGACAAATCGGTGGTGAGAAAGTACCGATCACAAACTTTCTCGTTATCAAATCCCTCATCATAGGAAATTAAAAATGTCTGACGAAATCGCAACTGGCGTTAACAAGCTGATCGATACTCGCGAAATGGAGTTTCGTTTCAAGAAAGACAAGCTCGATAACAAGCGTCCGAATGTCAAATTCGAACGTGTTCCCGTTCCCTCAGTTGAAGGTACTATTGAAATCCTGAAAGCCGGCGGCAAGCAATGGGAATTGCTGCAAGATGCTATGGCGGACTATATCCGTGGCATTCTTGCAGAGTTCGTTGCTAACGATCTGGAAATCAACCCGGAAACTTTCGATCTTAACAAAGTGAGTTGGGAAGCTATTGCCAACATGCCGAAGGAAGATCGTCGTTCTTCGTCGATTCCTTCTGAAGTCTGGGAAGCATTTGCGAAGGATTACGTTTCTGTTATGGTCGGTCTTACCGGCAAGAAGGAAGCGGCTGTTCAATTGGCTACTGAAATCTATGTCAAGAAGATGGCTCCGGTTAAGAGCAATAAGAACGCCCTGAACAAGCTGAAGGAACAGCTCGCGATTTATTCTGGCACTCCGAACGCAGAACAATTCGCTGAGATTCTGGAACTGCTGGTTCGTCGCACTGATAATTACCTCAAGGCGGATGATCCGGAGATTGTTGCTGAGAATCTCTGATTGTTTTGTGTTGACACGGACTAACTGTAGAACGCTCGATCTGTTAGACTAGCTACATAGCGATAGTAGCCACACACTAACATCAGAGATACTCCTGGACATGAGTATAAACTGTCCACTTCCCGTATCCGGGACTTATTCTTAGCCATATCAATTCCGGTGTGGCTAACAATGGGGAGTTCAGCAAATTGCACAAAACGTAATCCCTCTCCTTCGTGCCTATCTAGGCGCTCTTGCTTCTCTTCACTCTCTTCTCAAGGAATACTCTGAAATGGCTGCTCTCGATCCTCTGACCGCAGAAGTTACTGAAACCGTTGGTGTTATCCAATCGGCAATTACTCTCATCAATGGCATTGCTGGCCGCATTCAAGACGCAGTTGATGCTGCTCTTGCTGCGAATCCTGGCGTTGATCTTGCCGCATTGGAAACTTTGCGTACTGATCTTGACGCATCTTCGTCGGCTCTTGCTGCTGCTGTTGCAGCGAATACTCCTGCCGATCCTCAACCTCCGGTTACTCCGTAATTAGCTTCGCTCTCGCTCAATAGTCTTCATACTAACCTAAACGAGCGATTCTCCTGGGCATTGAGATTAAACTGCCCTCTTATATTGTTGCATATTAGATGGTAATTTGCGTCCGGAAAGCCTGCAAAGTGGCATAAAACCTGAGTTCCTTCATCGGTCTCCTTCCTCAGGGCTAGTATGCAACAATATGAGACAGTACGAGCAAGTGTGGTTAAAACTAAAACGAGATAGAATTGCGAAAGTAACTGCGCACCGCTCTCTGCACGCTAGAATTTACAAAGCTGTTGTCAAAGAAAAGTGGATGGATACTGGATATAAAATTGAAATCGAACCATATATAGCTACTCTTTGGCATACCAGAAAAGGTTCAGTAATCACATTCACTCTCACACTCAAACGTAATCTAGACGGAGTAAAGGCAGAAGATTTATGACTCGCACACAAACCTATGTTACTCTTCAAGGATACAAAATCCGAGAAACAGACAAAGCTGTTCAGTTTGAGATTCATGAAGTGGCGGGTGATCCGTTAGAGTCTCCGAAGAAAGAATGGTTTCCTTTCTCTCAGATGAAATCTCAGACATACAACAAGACGCCTGGCTCTAATGATTTCGACACAATCACAGTCACACAGTGGATTGCAGAACAGAAGGATTTGACATGAACTCCCCTACACCATCAATCGGATTCGAGCTAAAAGAAAAAATTGCTTCACTAGAGCAATCGTTACTGGAGCGTCATCCCAGAATGCCAACACTTCTTCGTGAGATATGGACCGCTTTGAAAAAGCAGCCTGAGAATGTAACTCTCCTGTCCGAAGAAGACATTGCCAAGATTGTGTCCGGACTACAAACCCACACACAGACATTTCTTGCACAACAAACTGTTGGCTCAAAGAAGTCTACCAAATCCATCCAAGCTAGGCTAGCTAATCTAGAAGATGATCTCTGATGTACTCACCAGACGAAGAGCTAAACTATCGTCTGATGATTCGTTGTGTATCAATCTCTGACCAATCACATACCTACAAAGCTCTTGCAATCTGGTTAGATATCTACAAGCCAGGAGGAAATTTCCATTCTTGGATTGATGCACACCCATCAGAGCTTCACAAACCGATTCTAGACGGAGTTATCTCATGCCTACCACAGAAGACATCTTGGACACATTACTGGAGGATACAAGTTCTAGCTCGTATGATATCCTGGAACTTCCCATTGGAGACTCAGCAGGAATTGTGGGAGAAAGTTGGGCTGAGCCAGGATACGAAGGAAAGATTGACTACAGAATTCGCCAACTTAGTTATTCCTCGCTACTCACTCTACACTCCTGCCCGCGAAAATACCAGCTCTATAAACTACGTTCCTCTCATAGAGCAGAAGAGTCTCTCAAATCCAACATCACTTTCTCCTTCGGACATGTTGTTGGAGAGGCTATCCAAATGGCGTTCGAAGGCGCCAGCGAAGCTGAGATAATCTGGCGTGCATTTCTAGTCTGGAATGTAGATATCTTTGCAGAAGACGAAAAAGCAAATAAGTCTTTCTGGGCTGCAATCATTGCAATCAAGCGGTTTCTTGCCGCAAGAGAAAGTGGGTTCCTCCGTGACTATGAACTTGTTTACTATAACGGCAAGCCTGCTTGTGAGCTTAGCTTTTGCATTAATTTTCCTGACGGCTTTCGTTACCGTGGCCATGTTGATCTTGTCATTCGACACAAGATTACAGGAGAAGTTGTTGTCCTTGAGTGCAAAACAACAGGCGCTGCATCCACTAATCCGACACAGTATAAAAATTCTGCTCAAGCTATTGGTTACTCTATTGTTCTTGACGCTATCTTCCCTGACATTTCTGCATATAAAGTCATTTATCTAGTCTATAATACCAAGCAAGGTGAGTATCAGACATTTGAGTTTCAGAAAACTTTCTTGCAGAGAGCGTTGTGGATTCGAGAGCTGTTGCTCGATATTGAAACGATCAAGATGTATGAGGAAGCAGAGATATATCCAATGCGAGGCGAGAGTTGTCTGAGCTTTTATCGGGATTGTGAGTATCTCGCCACTTGCACACTGAGTACAGAGTATCTCACTAAACCTTGTACGCCTGAGCAAGAAGATAAGACGGAATATCAGGTAGATATTTCATTGGCAGATTTGATTCAACACCAACTGAATAAAGAGGTGAAAACATGATTATCACTATTCAACCGATCAAGCCAAGGCATGAAGAACTTTCTGCTCTTGAGCTAAAAGCTATTTCTCTGGGATATATGAACCCAGACTTTCGATCTCCTGTACGTGCTTTGTATGTAGAGTCTCCAGTCAGACTGCTTCGTAAGTACAGTCCACAAGATGTGATGAATGCACTCTGGTTTGCAGGTGTACGGGTTGAGACTAATGCGAAAGACAGAAGATATCCCCGCGAGCATTTCTGGGATTGGGTAGGTACATTACCTAGGAACCATTTGAATGCAGCAGCAATTCTTATTCAGCGGACATAGCCTATGAAACTCTCCCAAAAGACAGTATCCAAAGCACACAGAGCTTTGCTCTTTGGTCCACCTAAATCGGGTAAAACCCAACTCGCAGGAGAACTATCTCGTGAATTCAATCTCATCTGGTTTGATCTAGAGAACGGTATTGACACTCTCAAGAAACTCCCTCAGGACTGTCAGGAGCGGATTGAAGTAATCTCAATTCCTGACACACGATCTTTCCCAATCGCAATTGAAACCTGTCTCAAAGCAATCAAAGGTACGAAAGGTAAAATCTGTGAAGCCCACGGAAAATGGAATTGCGCACTCTGTGGCAAAGATAATCTTGTATTTGTGGACGTTGAACTTAATTCTTTGCCTCTTGATACCATTGCGGTATTTGATTCTCTAACTCAGCTCACGAACTCCGCAATTGCTCATATCACAAAGAATCAGCCAGACGACTATAAACTCGCGTATGATGATTGGGGTAACCTTGGCAAACTAATGGATGTATTTCTAAGCCATGTCCAGCAAGCACCTTTTAACATTGTCTGTATCTCTCACGAAACAGAAGTGGAAATGGAGGATGGTAAACAAAAGCTCGTTCCTACAGCAGGCACAAGGAACTTTTCTCGTAATACAGCTAAATATTTTGATGAAGTTGTATACTGTGAAGTTAAGAATAAGAAACACGTCGCGGCTTCTTCCACTTTATACGCCGGGAACATTCTCACTGGTTCCCGATCTGGAACGATACTTGAAACACAAACTGGAAACGCCTCCCTTATTCCAATTTTCAAAGGAGTCGCTCCATCAACAAACATAAGTCCTACTGAGAACACTCCAGCTACGAAAGCGGCAGGAGATATTAAGAGCTTGCTATCTACACTCAACAAAGGAAAATAATTCATGCTTAACGGTATTAAACTAATCGGCATCTCAGGTCATGCTGGTTCGGGCAAAGATTCAATCGCAAAATACATCCACACTTTCTACCAAGACGTATGGGTAGAGCATTTTGCTGATCCTCTAAAAGACTGTGCATCTGCTGCATTTGGTGTGGCTAGGGATTTGTTCGATGACCCGGAACTGAAGAATGTTTCGATTCCATACTGGAATTTTTCTCCTAGAAAAATGGCGCAGTTTGTAGGCACTGAACTATTCAGAGACGCAACAATAGATATAGTCTCAGATCCAAGCATTGATCACAGCTTCTGGGTTCACAGACTCCAAGGTAAACTTCTTGGTGAACTCATTCTAGACGGCGAAGGAGAATATTCCGAAGGCGATACAGTACTCATTCCAGATGTACGTTTCCAGGATGAAGTCGATTGGATCTGTGCCAACGGTGGCTTCATCATCAATGTTCGTAGGCCAGGTTATGAAGGTGCAGTAGGTATTCCTAACCATGCTTCCGAACAACTTTCTTCACTGAACATTCCAATAGGAGCTTCATATGGTGTAAACAATTCAACAACTCTTCCTCAACTTTTCCAAGCGGTTGAATCTATTCTGGAAAACAACCCATTCTTTTCTCTCACTCGTAAATAAGGATACATACCATGTCTGATAGTCTTGACAGTCTGCTCGAAGGTACTCTTGATGATCTTGCCGATCTGCCTGAATTCAAGCCATTCCCGAACGGCGCACATAAGTGTACCGTGAAATTCGAGCGGAAAGAAATCAACAAGCATCCTGCTGTTGAAGTCGGTTTCGTGATGATCGAAACTCTTGAACTGGCTGCTGGCGAAGAGACTCCTTCTACCAAGGGAGCTACTGCAAATGTGGCGTATATGTTGGATAATGAGATTGGCCAAGGCAAGTTCAAGGAACTCATGAAGACTTTCTCTGAAGCCGCTGGTGGTGGTAAGAAACTCGGCGAACTGATGGCTGAGTATCAGAATGCTGAAGTTGTTGTTGTCACCAAGAAGCGTGCGAACAAGGAGAAGACTCGGGAGTTTATGGATATCGAATCCATTAATTTGACCTGAGATTGATCCGAGAGGTCTAATCTCTGCCCTCATGCTTGTATAGGTGAGGGTTTTAATTAGATTTCTGCAAGCACGGGCCGTTAGCTCAACTGGTTAGAGCAGAGGACTCATAATCCTTTGGTTCTAGGTTCAAATCCTAGGCGGCCTACCACGCGACTGTGCCGGAATTGGTATACGGAACAGACTTAAAATCTGTCGCTCTTTGAGTTTATCGGTTCGAGTCCGATCAGTCGCACCACTAGTATGTGAGGTAATCATGGCAATATACGTACACCTAAACATCTATGATGTTGAGAAAATACTGCGAGAATTTTTAGAGAAGAAGTATAATACAGAAGTTATCGGTATCACAGTAACATCATGGAACCAGAAAGTGCTAGAGATTAAAGATGGCACTATGTATGTTCCAATGCATCATCACATCAGAGAAGACCATTCTACAGAGTTATTCAAATGAAAGCATTCTACTACAAAGATGAACTTTATATTCGTGTCATCCCAGGTAAGAATCTCTTCAAATCCACAATGGTTCATGAGGTTGTGAATCGCGGAGATGTGTTTGCTGTGAGATGTTCTGACTCTTTACTCACGATAATCTCAGGCAAAGAAGATGTAACTCATGTTGAATTAGAGCTGAAAGAATGACACAACATAACGCACTCTTTCTAGGCACTCTAGAAGATAAGTCATACATTCCTCATCTCAAATCCATGTTCAACGGGATGACAACCTATGTCAATCTCCAACCCATGGAATTGTTAACTCAACTGGAGATGTACTGTGCAAGTAAGTCAATCCGAAGCGTGGTGTCCACTAATACAACAATCCTTTCCAAACTACTCAGCCTTCGTGGAACAGCTAAAAACAATCCATCCCTCGGCGATTACGCCGGTTCCTTGTTTACTTATAAGTCCATCGACATTGTCTTTGTATCTCCCTTATCACAAATCTTTACTGTCCCTTACGGCAAGTTCCTGTGCGAACGATTCATCAGTAAAGTAGTCGCACAGCATTCTTGGGCCGAACCTACGGAGTTTAAATATCTTGGCATACCTAAAGACTCGGACTTACATGCGCTCCATGAAACCTTCAGAAAAGCATTCGCAATTGCAATTGACATCGAAACATTTAGATCCCCTCTTTCGATCCGATGTGTGGGATACACTGGTCTATTTTGGGATGGCAGTAATAATCCTAGAAGTGTCAGTTTTGTTCTTCCTGTTGATTCTGAATTCAATCTAGCTTGGATAAGGAAATTCAATGAGCTACCTGCAGCAAAAATATTCCAGAATGGCAAGTATGACAATTCGTACTTGCTACGATTTAACGCTGCGCCAAGTAACTGGCTGTGGGACACTGCTCATATGTTTCACTGTTGGTATTCCGAGCTACCAAAAGATCTTGCTTTTCTTAATGCCTTCCTTCTACGAAAAGTGGTATATTGGAAAGATCTTGCAGAGACAAACGACCTGGCTGAATACTATAGATACTGCGCATTGGACACCTGGGCAACAGGAAATGTTTTCATCCAGTGGGTTCTTTCCGCCCCCGACTGGGCAAAACATAACTATACACTAGAATTCCCTCTGGTGTATCCTTGTCTTCTTGCTGAGATGACAGGATTGGGGAGGGATATGGAGAGGTTGAAGAATGCAAGAGCAGATATTGATATTCAGGTTGAGAAAGAGTTATCTTCGCTACAAAAAGCACTCGCCACACCTGGCTTTAACCCAAATTCGCCCAAGCAAGTCAAGACTCTACTTAAGATTCTTGGCTGCGGAGATATTGCATCTACCGATGAAAAAGACTTGCAGGAAGCCGCCTTTCGTCACCCATTCATTGCGTATTTTGTAGATAAAATCCTGGAGATCCGAGGTCTCCGTAAACTCACTTCCACTTATCTAAGGACAGATGATGACGCAGATTCCAAAGGTGAAGGAGGCTCAAAAGAATTCTCTGGAAGAATCCTTTACGCTCTCAACCCACATGGAACTGATACAGGGAGATTGGCATCTAGAGAGCACCATTTCTGGTGTGGACTTCAAGTACAAAATATCCCAAGAGGTCAAGAAGTTAAGCAGACTGTTAGAGCATCAGGAGATTTTGTATTTGGTGAATGCGACTTGGAACAAGCTGAGTCAAGAGACACGGCGAACATTTCTGGTGACACTAGACTCATCGAAGCCGTTTCTGGAGACAAAGATTTCCACTCAATTAATGCGAGCGCATTTTTCGGACGCTCTTACGAGTCCATTTATGATGACAAAGCTAAAAAGACTAAAGATAAAGCATTGCGAGATTTGTCGAAACGGGTTAACCATGGGGCTAACTATAACATGGGACCTAAGGTACTTGTGGCAACGATGGGATTGAAGAATATTTATAAAGCAGCAGCTTTGTTAGGTCTTAAGCTGAGTGAGCCTGTTGATATTGCAACCTACTTACTGGAGAGATTTCATGACACATATCCAAAACTCAGAGGAAGAAAAGCTCCTTTCGAGGCTGGAACATACTACGCCTGGGTCGCTGAACAAATCTCGGTATCTAAGAGACTTGTTAGCAGAGCTTATCACCATACAGAATACAATCTTGCAAATTCAGAGCCAAATGAGTACATCAGTAAAGGTGACTGGACTAGATATTGCTTTGGTAAACCTGACAAGAACAAATCTGATCTTAATGCATACGTCGCTCACTGCCCTCAATCACTCAATGCTCGATTAACTAGAGCTATGAAGTTTGGTAAGGATTCTGCTGTGATTGAGATATGGAGTTCTGCGATTGAATCGTCTGGTGTACGAGAGACTTTAGCGTGGATCATTCGGAGTATCCTCAAAAAATAA